GATATTGGTCGTCTTATTCACATTGCGCTCGACCAAAAGGCAAGCCTTGAACAACTCGCCGCCGACAATGAGCGTCTCACCGAGGCTCTCCGCATTGCGGGCGAACACATTGCCAAGTTGGAACCGCTGGAACACTTGTCGCACTTGACGCAGTATGCCGAGGGTTCTATCTAATGTTCCGCCGTCCTGCTTTGGAATGGAGGGCAACCGACCCTAACGTCCTCGAAGCACGGGAGGGGCAATACAAGTATGTTGTCTACTCCGACGCTGACCACGCACAACTGCGGTTGATTCGCTACGACTTCATTGAGGGCGGGCTGGGCGTTCCCTTCTACGACTTCTCGCTGACCGTCCGTGACTTGCCTATGGCTATGAAGACGGCGGAGAAAATCAACCGTATCTTCCGCAAGGCTCGTCGCTACAACGGCTTAGTCACCCTGTAAACAGAAAAAGCCCCACCCGAAGGTGAGGCTTCTGCGCTGTGCTACTTACCGGAGTTCCCGTTTCCTAGGGCTAACCGTCTCGCTCACAACTTCCCGACCTACCCCGCAAGGTGTTCAGGCTCACCTCCCTACTTTCGCAGGGTGGCTCTTTAGTTCATCTAATACTACACCACGGTTGAGACAAATGCAAGTCTCATCTCTTCAACGCCGACAACATTGCGTCCGGCGTGGTTTGCGGGAACTTGCCGACCACTACCGTCAAGCGACCAATCGCCTTCATGGTGAAGCGTTCCGTAATGAAGAACACGAACATCACGTTGCGAGAGGCAAGGGAGAGGAAGAGGAACGGCAACGCCATTTGAATCAAGAATGAAGCAACGCCGACGACCTTCTGACGGGTTCCCCAGCCAATCTCGGCTGCCACCTTGCCCAACTTGAAAAGCCCAATCAAAGCAAAGGGCGCAAGCAGGCTTACAAATGTAAAGGCAACCCAGAGGGGTGCAAACAGAACGAGTGCGCCCATAAACAAGCCGCTGATGAACGGGGTAATGATTTTCTTCATTTTCTTCTCCTGTGTTGAAGCCATATTGGAACTCTACCACAGTTGAGTAACAGACGCAAGTTATTTATCAAACTTTTGGAAGCCCAATAGTTGCAAGGGTTCCAACACCTCGTCGCACCGCCCTGCTATCGTGTGCGCTATGGATTCAACCCCCGTTCACCTGCACCCGAAGCCCGACGGGTTATCCCCCTCTCGTATCTCACAGTTCAATAACTGCCCCCGCCAATACCAATACGTCTCCGTCGAGAAGCGGGTCGAGGGCAAGAAGATTGACGCTTTCCGTGGCACGGTCTTTCACGCCGTTATGGAGATGATGTTCCAAGAAAGTATGGAGACTCCCGAAAAGCGGACGCTCGACAACTGCCTAGAGTTCTTCCGTCAAGTCTTCCCTATCTTCGTGACCGACGAGGTTGCCGAAGAACTTGGACTCGATTCAGCGGGTCGTCAAAAATTTGCCGCCGAGATTGTGAAGTTGATTCGCAACTACTACCAAATGGAAGACCCCACCACGGTTGTCGCCAAAGAGGTCGAGATTCGTTTGGATTTCCCTATGGGCGACGATTGGGGTCTTCGAGGAATTATTGACCGCCTTGACGTTCTGCCCGACGGCTCGTATTCCATTGTGGACTACAAGACCGGAAAGCCCCCACGTCGAGGGTGGGAAGCCAAAGCCTTCCACGGAGTGCAGACCTACGCCTATCTCATTGAAAAGGTCTATGGGATTCGCCCTAAGGAAATGAAGTTGCTCTACGTCAAGACCGGCACGACACTCGCTCTACCTGTGACTGATTCCGATATCGCTCAGGCTGAGCAACGGGTCAAGGAGACGTGGGCGAATGTTGAGACTTGCTACGAGGACGGCTTCTTCCCGCCGAAGGAGAGTGTCCTCTGCGGGTGGTGTTCCTACCAAGACATTTGCCCCGCCAAGGCTGAGCCTGACCCGTTTTAGTCATAGAAAATAACGAATTCGGGCGCACACACTCACACGCCTTGACTTTTCCAAAACGTCACTTACGCTTCTAGTAGTCAAGACCTTCGGGGTAACTCGAAGGTTGCTAGTTCTAGGAGAACAAGTGGCACGACGTAAGTTGCAAAAACTCAACATCAAGGAGACGAGCGGGGTAGACCACCCCGCACACCTCCACGAAGGTTGGGTTGTGATGAAGTCGTCGTCAGAAACGTCCTCCGAAATCCAAGCGGTTCTTGACGAACTGCGCCTGAAGAAGCAAGCCCCCGTCGGGACGACGAAGCGAGTTTCCAAGGCACAACCAATCCCTACTAACTTGGAGGATTTCCAAATGTCTTTCACCTCTCCACGTCCGTCAATGGTCGTGATTCCTGAGAGTGCGAACGAGGCGGATATCGTCAAGGCAATGCCGAGCGTCATCAAGAAGATGTTGAACGACAGCAAGGCTACTGCTGAGGCGGCTCTCCGCAAGGCTGCCCAAAGCGAGCAAGCCCTTATCAACGAGCGTGAAGCCCGTGCTGATGAGGCTGCCGTTATCAAGGCTGCCGAGTGGTCGCAACTCAACATTGACCCTACGATTGTCGGCCCTGCGCTTCGTCGTCTTTCGGAGTCGGACGCTGTTCTGGCTAACGAAGTCGTCAAGGCTCTTGACTCGGCTAACTCGTTGCTGGTCACGAACGCCGTTTTCACTGAAGTTGGCTCAGACAGCGCACCCGCCGCTGACGACGCTTTCGCTAAGTTGGACGGAATCGCTAAGGCTGCCGTCGCTTCTGGCACGTCGGCTTCCTACGAGGCTGCGCTTCTTGCCGCTTCGCAGGCTAACCCCGAACTCTACGTTCAATACCTGAACGAGAAGGCACGATAACAATGGCTTACGAGCAAAATCCCTACGCAATCAAGATTACGGCTGTAGCAGACGCTTCTGGTGCAACCGTCGTCAATGGTGGTTCGACCTACCTGCAGACTCAGTTCACGTTCGTCAAGTTGGCTTCCGCCAGCATTACGTCCTACAACGAGTCGGGCAACGTCGTCACCGCCTGCACCGCCGTTACTGACCGTCCTCTCGGTATCCTGCAGAACCAGCCTAAGGCTTGGTTCGACGCTAACGGAAACATTGAGGGTGTGTCGGAGGCTGAAGTGACCATTTCGGGTATCTCGAAGGTCAAGGCTGGTGGAACCATCACCGTCGGTCAGCCCCTCACCATTGACTTAAGCGGAAACGCTGTCGCTCAGACCATCACCGCTGGAACCTCCGCCCTCACTGCGACGGGCACTTGGGTTCTCGGCACGGCTCTTTCGAGCGGTGTGTCGGGCGACATTATCACTATGGTCGTGGCGGCTGCCGCCTCCGGCCGTGCGGCATAGTCAGAAAGGACTAATCTAAAATGCCACAACCCAACGTAAACAACGTTCACATTGACGCAATCCTGACCAACATCTCGGTTGCTTACTTGCAGAACACCAACAACTTCATTGCGGATAAGGTCTTCCCGACTATTCCTGTGGACAAGAAGTCGAACCTCTACTTCAAATACACGAAGGACGATTGGTTCCGTGACGAGGCTCAGCGTCGTGCTGACGGCACTGCTTCGGCTGGTTCCGGCTACGGTCTGACCACGGACACCTATCAGGCTGACGTGTTTGCCTTCCACAAGGACATTGGCGACCAGACCCGTGCGAACGCCGACAACCCCCTCAACCCCGACATGGAAGCGACGCAGTTTGTTACTCAGCGTCTCCTTCTCCGTCGTGAGGTTCAGTGGGCAGTGGACTACTTCCAAACGGGTGTCTGGGCAACCGACATTACGGGTGTTACCGACGCTTCGACCAGCCCCACCGCTTCTCAGACCTACCAATGGTCTGACTACGAGCAGGCCCCGACTTCTTACAAGTCGAACCCTATCGTGGACGTGGAAGTCGCTAAGGCAACCGTTCTGCAGAACACCGGCTACGAGCCGAACACGCTCGTTCTTGGCTACAAGGTGTTCCAAGTCCTGAAGAACCACCCGCTGCTCGTAGACCGCTACAAGTATACGCAAGCGGGCGCAATCGTCACGGAAGACCTGCTCGCTCAACTCTTCGGAGTAGACCGTGTGCTGGTCGCCAAGTCGGTTGTGAACACGGGTAAGGAAGGCAGCAACTCGCAGACCTACAACTTCGTCGCCACCAACGGTGGTGCGGGTGCGGCTCTGCTTTGCTACACCGCCCCGAACCCTGGTCTGATGACCCCCTCGGCTGGCTACTCGTTCATGTGGACGGGTGTGTCGGGCGGTCTGGGCACGACTGTCGGCGTTTCTCGCTTCCGCATGGAAGAGTTGAAGGCTGACCGTGTTGAGGCGGAAATCGCCTTCGACAACAAGGTCGTCGCTAAGGACTTGGGCTACTTCTGGACGAGCATTATCTAAGAAGTAAACCCCTCGGTTTCTCAGTGAAGCCCCCTCACCTTCGGGTGGGGGGGTTTTGCTATGGGGGTGTATTATTTCACTATGACCAACTACACCCACCGAGTAATCCAAACGTTTAAGCAAAACGGCGAATGGCTAGAAGTTGGAACCCTTTTGTCTGACGAGACTTGGACTATTTACGGCAAGCGTTATGTGGAAGAAAGTCGTTTTGTTGAGCGACTCACTCCCGAAGAGATTGCAGAACTGAACAAGCCCGCCGTTGAGGTTCCCGCAGAGCCGAAGAAGGAAGTTGCTAAAAAGGCAACCGCCGCAAAGAAGGCTGCACCGTCCACGGACAA